GGGATGGGTGCCGTTTTTGAAATATTCAGAGCCGAAAGTCTCCATTGCCATACTGAGGCCGATGGATTTTCGCGCCAGGCTGATAACTGAATATCCCTTGAAGCCGTCGAACCCGAGCCCGGCAAGATGCAGGATTTTTTCCCGCAGCAATACGACCGGGGCGCCAGAATCGACAGTAACCTCGTAAATCAGCTTGCCATCCACCATCCGCATATCCACCCGGTTCGGCGTGATCGGCCAGAGCTGCACGACTTCGCCGGTCTTATTCCGCACGATTTCCGCGTAGGCGTTGCCCCACAGCAGGAGGTGCGCCATCATGGTCTCTCTGAGGCACATCGCGGTCATGTAGGGATTGGCCTGATCGTGAAGCACCCGGTGGAGGGGGTTGCTCTGTTCCGTGATGGTTCGCCGGTTTTCCCGGCGTATCAGGCGCAGCGGGAGGGTGGAAACGGTCCCGGAAATGAGGGTTACGGCGTTATATACCGCGGAATAGTTCAGGGCCGCGTATTCGTTGACATTCTCGCAGGCAGACGCACCGAACAGATTCCAGAGCGCAGGATTCCACGCCTTCGGGTCTGTGACGGAAAGGTTAAAGAAACGCTTAATTCGGCCGAATATTCCCAAATATCGCCCCTTGCGCATAGGGTGGTAGAATTTTTAGGCTTTCTACCCATGTATTCGGCAACGGATTTTTTTTTGAATTGTGAATGATTTCAAATATGTGCAGGTTATTTTATAGTTGCGCGGATCTCACTGATCACCCTTGAAACATACTGGCGGGAAACGCCGACTTGCTCGGCAATGTGCTGCTGTGGCGGCAAAACTCTGATTATGGCCGTCACGATCTGCTGTTTTGTGGTTTGCGGCTCAGATTCGATCATATCCCAGACGCTCTCGCTTTCTGTGTTTGCCATGTGTTCAATCTGGCAGGGAAAATCACGCATTTTAACGTGGTCCTGATTCACGTAGGATTCGGCATCGGCGCACAGCTTTTTGCAGTTTTGTCGATTTTTGCAGGTCAAACAGAGCATTAGAACGTCGTCTCTTCCCGTTTGCTCAACACACCTATACTTGCATTACTATCCATGACCATCACCGATACCTTCCGCCCTGATTCCCGAACCACACCCTCTATGGCATTCCTGATATTGACCATAGTCTCTGGTGTCAGCCGTTCCGGGTAGCTTATTACGACAATATCGCCATCCTTAACGTCCAGCTTTTGCATGGATTGAAGCATTTTTATGTTAATGTTCTTGCCTATTTCCTCTTCAACTATTTTCCTAATGCCTTCTGTACTTAAAGATGAGCACATGTTCCCCTCCTTGTTGCCTAAAACGCCATCCTTGCCTGTATTTCCTCGACCGATTTCCCCTGGTAGACGCTCGGCTCCGGCTCTTTCGCCAGATCCCGGCTTTTGAGGCCGAGCGCCATCGCCAGCGCCACCGCGCCATCTATGCGGAACCGTGATTTGCTCTTGTCTATCTTCCGGTTGCCGGCGGGGTCGCTGATTGCCAGCGAATTGCCCACATTCCATGTCAGAACAGGGTTGCCGTCGTGCTGCAATTTCCGCTCAAGCACAGATCCCTCAAGCGCCTCAACCGCCGGCGCCATGTCCCTGAACCCCTGCCCCCACGGAACCAGACGGATTCCCGTTTCGTTCTTGTCTTTGCCGTCAACGTAGGCGTTCAGCCCGATTTTCCCCATAGCGGCCAGCAGGTCATCGATCCGGTATCGGTCGAATGCAATGCCAATAATCTTGAATTCGGCGTTGATTTTCGCCATTCTTTCGGCAATCCAGTCGTATTGGATCGCCCGGCCAGGAGTGGTTTCGATCCACCCGGCCTTTTCCCAGAGGTCGTAAGGCACCCGGTCACGCAGGGAATGCTCTTTCAGTGTTTCGCCCGGCTTCCAGAACCAGCACCTTGTCCGGTCACCGTCGTTGGCAGATACGCCGACAAGGGCGGTTAAATCTGTCTTGCCGGAGAGGTCAAGACCCATATAAACGCCTTCGCCGGGGCAGATCCCCCTATCACCGCGGCACCCGAGCCATTCGGCGCGGGCGATCAGGGGTGATTTTGCATCGACGCGCTGGTTCAGGTAGAGATTCCGGAAAGCTGATTCAAGCGCCGGCATCCGCTTGGCCTGCGCGGCGGCCACCTTCATTTCATCCAGGGACCGGAAATCACCGAGCGCCGGGTTCGCCAACTTCCAGAGCTTCGGGTCACTGAAAACGGCGTCATCGTCCGCGTCATCCGGGACCGCGTAGAGGTGGCATATGGTCGTTGGGTCGTTGCCCGAAAGGCCGTCATCGATGAGTTGAGACAGGATATGTTGGGGGTCGTTGCTCTGGGTGCTGATGGCGATGAATAAAGGTTCTTCTCTTGCACCCATGGAGGTATTCAGGGCGTGATACAGTTCATTGTTTTTCGCCTGGGCCAGTTCGTCAAAAATAACCATCGTCGGGTTGTAGCCGTATTTGCTGCCGGCCTCGGCAGATAGCGCCCGGTAAATGCTCCCATTCTGCCAGTTCAACATGGTCTTGGTGGAATCGACGATCTTAATCATCGCCTCAAGTTCAGGATCGGCCCGGACAATCTGCGCGGCATATTTGAATACGATGGCGGCCTGGTCCCGTTCATTCGCGGCGCTGTAAATTTCACCGTTGCGAATCGACTCAGGACCAACAAGGTTCACAAGGGCAAGGGCGGCAGTAATGAAGGATTTCCCGTTTTTGCGGCCCATGCTCAGGATCGCCCGCCGGACAATCCGCTTTCCGTTTTTCGTCGGGCCGTAAATGTCCCGGATGAAATTTTTCTCGAATGGCCGGAGTTTCACCGGGCGGCCCTCGCCTTTGCCGGACGGGACATGGAGGTGCTCGATAAACTGGAATATCCGCTTTACCCTGGCCGTATCAGCCATTCTTTTTCCCACCGATTAGGCCGTCAAACTTGCTGGCCTTCTTGTTAGGGTCGATTGCCAGCCTGGCCCGCGCCGATGGGGTAAGGCCGAACTCCGCTGCATATCGCACCATGTCGGCCGCGGCTTTGTTCGCAATGCCGACAAGTGGGTTTTGGATTACGTTTTCGGATTTGGTCTTGATGATCAGGGCGGCCAGCGGGTCGCCAGCTTTTTCCACACGCCGCTGCATGGCTTCCTCGGCAGTCCGCCAGCGTGAATACGATGAACAGTATGCGGCGAAAACCGCCCGGTCCACATCGTAGAGGATACCAAGATCGTGCATGGCTGTAGCCAGACGTTCCCACTCTTCGCGGGCATAGGCGTCAAGATGGGATGGCGGCGATGGCAGGTTTGATTCCGGGACAGGTTCGCCGGATGGGAGCCTGCGCTTCCCGGGATTCCCGGTCAGAATCTTGATGTTGGTAGGGGTCGGCTTGCGACCTTTCATAATGCTTGATACCTAAACTATTTATGTTTTAACTATCAATACATAAAATAATTTAGGATGCAAGAGAAAAAACCAACTTTTTTGGGTGGGATACCAACTTTTTTGGGTGTTTTTTTGATATTTTCCGTAACTATTTGATTTATCGGCGTTTTCCGATTGAATTATTTTCTTGACATACCTTATTATTATGATAATATGGTATTAAAGAGAACGGGAAAAACAAACTCAAAGGAGGGAATATGCAAATTTACAGCGATGAAAAAAGAACGGCAACTTGGGAACCCGGAAAAGTGATCATCTACTCCCACACCCAAAAAAAATCAATGCCGGTGATACCGATGCAATCGCTCACCATCGATAGGCGGATAAGTTCAACGGTATCCGCAGCCATTAAAAAAATGGGCGAAAACCCGGCGGAATACAGGGTGATTTGCCGGTTTGGAACCACCGAGCTTGTTGCCCCCGCCAATGCAGCCGAAATTATTTTCAATGAGGCCAATCGCCTCGAAAACGATTACCGATCCGAATGTGATCGCATCGCCAATCTCCCGGAAAATCGAGAACGCCGCGCAATATCCGATCTTTTTGCAAAAGCGGAAAGGATCTCTAAATCCAGCAGCGAAGATAATGTTTGTTTGCCGGCAAAGATCCGCGCCGAAGCTCGGGGGCTCCTTGCAGCGTGGCGGGCGAAATACCCGGAAGCGGCGGCGAAAGAAGATGCGGAAAAATTGATGAGCGATGCCAGCGAGCTTAGATCGAAAGCGATTGGCGCTTTGCTTTACGATTGCGATGGGATGTTTAGCGGCAACGATCAACAAAAACGGCACGATGATTTTATCAAAGCCGCCGAGGAACTGGAAGCAAGAGCCAGAATGATTGAAAAATAAGCCATAAGGAGGGAATTGAGATGAAACAGATTATCGCAAAAAATAGAAACGAAGCGAAAAAATTTGCGAGCGGCGGGGGGGTAGGATCTCAGAGAGTCGCCTACTGGAAGCAAGGTGGGAAGGCTTTTCGGTTTGAAAGGCTCCCTGGTGAGAAAGAAGCAACATGGAGCGAAGCAGGTGGAGCATGGTGGAGCGCCACCACTACCGTAAATCAAAAACTTGGTATTACGGAGCCCAACGATCCGGCACCAAGGGCAACCATTGAAAAATTGAAATGCAAACGTTGCGGTTGGGAGTGGGTCCCCCGCACAGAAAAACCCCGGCAGTGTCCGGGGTGCAAATCGGTGAAGTGGGATGAGGATAGGGAGGATGAGAAAAAATGATCCTTCCGGCGATCAGCATCAAAGAGCCGTGGGCATCAATGATCGCCCACGGCGAAAAGACAATCGAGGTCCGGTCCTGGAAAACATCGATCCGGGGCCGGATCGTGATATGCGCCTCGAAATCCCCGGATGGGCCACTCTCCGGGAATGCGTTCGCCGTGGCCGAAATTGCCGAAATCCGGGAACTCATGCCGGAAGATGCCGCCCAGACCGGAGGATTTTATGAACCGGGCCTCTTTGCGTGGGTGCTTCAGAACGTCCGGCGATGCCGCCCCTTCCCCATTTCCGGGATGCCGGGGATTTTCAAAATCGACACCACGGCAAAAAAGCGAGTTTAAACCACTTTTCCGGCGGCCCGTTCCCAGCGGGCCGCTATTTTTTTATCCCGCCGCGACCGATCCGATGCGGCCGAGTAGATCGACATCATAACACCTCTCCGAATTTGTGAGTGTTAGAAGCTCAAAGAAAATATCCGGAGCCGTTGCCGGCAAAAACATATCCGTCACATTGTCCGATCCGATCCGGATTTTTACCCCAGCGCGGATCATGTCCGCCACCCGCGCAATTGAGTTGTGGATCGGCGCTG